TATCAACTTTTATTGTAGATATCCCACTCAAACTGAATATAGTTGTTGTTGTTCCAATACCTGAACCAGGATTATTTTCTAAGGTATGACTTACTTGAATATTATTAATTGGAGATTGGATTATTCCATCAATAGATATTATTGATTTTTCATTTGATTTTGTCATTTCAAATATATGGGCATTACCTTCACCAAATGATGTTATAGTAACACCAGTCCCTGCATTTGCTTTAGCCTTAGTTGTAGAAATTCCAAAACTATCTTTTGTTATACGAATGGCAAATACTCTTGATGTTAAGACACCCACATTTCCTGTATCATCTTCGTACATCATAGGTGTAGATCCAACCCCAACAATCGTTGAATTTGGAGTATAAATTAATTCTTCTCCTGGTCTGAAGAAATGATCTTCAATATTAAAAACACTCTTTCCTGTTCCTGCCGTTATAACACTAGATGGATTAAATGTTTTGGAGAATATGGGAGTATTTTGATATTTTAAGTCAAAGTCTTTTTTATTAATTCTAGCGCCATTTACGGCATTGTAAGAAGCATTAGAAACACTTTCAGATACTCTACCATAATCTAAACTTGGATATGTATTTTCAAGATCTAATATTTTATATATTGCCTGATTAAAAATATTTACAGTAGTTACACCAACTAAATCTTCTGGATGAAATTTAACGGTAAGATTTCCGGAAGGAGAAAATTCAACACCAAATGTACCTAGTCCAGTAATAGGAACAACATTATCATTAGTCAAGAACGGTGCCTGTTGAATATATCCATTGGTATCATCGTGTAATACTGTTAGTTGATGCAAAACACTAAAATTATTTGATTGAACATAAACAATAGATTTTGCAGCATCAAATAAACTTGAATCTAATTCAACAATAGTTGTGGTGCCTATACCAACTCGATTTATAGATTGATATACGGCACTTCTTTCTGCACCGGCAACTTGTTCAGAACTAATAGAGTAACGATATTCACCATTTCCTGATCCAGTAGTTCCAATACCAACAATTTTTTGACTTATTCTAATTTTATTATTACCTGCTGGATTTTCATATCCAAGTATTAAGGTGCTACCAGAAATAGATGCTGTAGAAAATCCGATTTGAGGTTTAGTTTCTAAAGTAGATCCAACAAAACTTTCACTTAATTTAGTATCAGTTCCATCATGGGTAACATAAGTTTCAACATAATTCATTTCATGCGTAACAAGATCTTCTACTTTTGTATTGACATATAGTGCATTATATTGATTGATATTATATCCTGTTACTTGAGTTGTATCAGATAACACTTGTGCCGTAAAAGTTCTTAGTGTTATGGATCCAAAAATAGTAGATCCAATACCTGCGGATGGACCAAATGATGTTTTTATGAACTTAAGATCATAATCAACATCATATGGATCATTTGGAACAAATCTGAAGTAGTTTTCACCATCTTTATGCAATTGAATTTGATAAGATCCATATAAATCATCAACAGAAGTAATGGCACCATCACCAGAATTTATTAGTTCTGATTTGTTTATTAAAATGTTATCTGAACTATCACTACTACTCAATAATACAATTTCTGACAATTGAGCTTGATTTTTATTTCTTGGGAAACTATTCAATTTGACCAAGTAAGTATCAAATCTGGAAGAACCATCAATATTATCAATATTTAAAAATTCATCAGGAGAATCCTCCAAATTAGAGAATTGTTGATTAATATTATCAATGGTCAGTGCATTATTTGTTTTACAATTAATAAAATCAGTTAATCTTGTATCTTCAAGTTCAATAAATCTTGATTTTCCATCTGCAACATCAACATCTCTTGCATTATCAAAATTATAAATTGTATCAGCTCTTAATTCGTCAATAACATCAACGATGACTACAGATTCACTAGTTCCTCCAATAGACACACTAGAACTAGTTTCAACTTCAGTATCGGCAAAGTTTTTAAGTCCAACAGTGTGAACTAAGTTATTTGTAGTATTTACAGACTCTTTCCAAGTAATTGGACTCTTGACGGAATATGATAAATTTTGATAATAATCATTATCAGGAATTACTTGAACACTCGTATTTGTTTTTCCAGTATCATCATCCCATCCAAATTCTGCTTTATTAGAAAAATCAATTGTAAATGTTCCTTTATTATCTGTAATTTTTGAAACCGTAGCTGTATTTTTAGATATAGAACCCTCAATATTATCTCCAGAAGATACTACATAATTACCAATGATTTTTAAGTAGTCTGATTTGCTTTCAACAACTTCAAGATCTGTGATTATTCCATTACAGAGTATCTTTTCACCAATCGTAAATAAAGATGTTTTATATGTGGTGCTAAATTGTGGATATTCTGTTTTTGGTATTAATCTGCCATAGTTTGATGCAGTTCCAGGAACACCGATATTTGTTGATATTCCAGTAAAATCAAAAGTAATTATATTACTACCACTAGTTGCATCTACATCAGCAACTTTAAAAAATCTGTATCCATAATCTTCAGAATTGAATCCAAGTCCTGAAGAAGCAGTTATACCCTCAATGTATACCTCATCTCCCGGTTCAAAAGGTTTTTTACTAAATCCCGATAATGGTGTTTGTATGGTACATTTAAATATAGTATTAGAATCTGTGGTAACACCGGTAATGGCAACACCATTGTCATTATTAATTGTTCTTATGGTGATTTCTTTTTCAGGAAGTCCAACTGGATCTGTAATGACATTAACACCTACTAATTCTCCAGAATTTATTTCCGAAGTCAAAAATCCAGAATTGATAATGCTGTTTGTATTACTATCAATAATAATTACATCAGGATTATTAATATAATTACTACCATTATTAGTAACAGTTATAGTATCAATTGTATTTGAATCTAAAAACTCAACTTTTTGTGGAATTAATGCTTCTGGTCTTAATGTTCTATCAAAAAGATATTCAAATGAATTGGATATGGATCTAATATTTTTAACATTTCCTATTTCTTTTGAAGATGGAATGATTATTGCATTTGTTGATGTTGTAGTTCCAACCCCAACAAAGATTGGAGATTTTTTATAATCTGATCCACCAGACATTAATGTTATTCTAGAAACTGGACCAACAGCAGATGTTGATGTAGTTTCATATTCAAAGGTGTCAGTTTGAGATTTAGTATATGATAATCTTTCTACAGATGGAGGATTTATTGTAAAGGTAGTTGTTCCTGCACCAATAATAGTAAATTCGCCATCATATCCACTATTAAAGAATTTTATTTCAGAATAATTCTTGACATCAAAATCTGCCGTGCTAATATGTCCAGACTTTTCTAAAGCATAGTATAATTTGTCAGGTAAAGAATCACTATAAGTTAATGTTGTTATAGTAGATCCAACACCTGTTACAGAGAATGAAGAAGTTGATCCAGTTGATATAAATTCATTATCAAATTCTTGATCATAGAAAAATCTAAGATTATATCCTGATAGTGAAGAATCTGATGTATCAAATACTAAATTATCATTTCTTGTTAATGAAATTTGAGAATTAACCAAGGATATTGTATGCGTTCCAGATCCTGTTGAAGAAAATGTAACCGCGTTAGATGGAACTTCAACCGCATCAACATAAGTTTCACATAACTGTATTGTGTTTACACCATCAACATAAACATAATAGTATGAATTGTTTGTCAGTCCTGTAGGAGGTGTTCCTGTTGTAGAATATTTTACTTTGTCTCCTGTCTTAAACTCATGGGATGTCAAAGTTAAAATATTAGATGCTGTTACAAAAGAATCGACATTATCTGGATTAACTAAAATAAAATCATCTTCAGAGTCTCTTTTTAAGGTAACGGTTTTTGATAGATTAGATTTATGATCTAATATTACGGTATCACCTGTATTCATTCCATGAGAAGTTGAAACAGAAACCACCGAGTTAATTTTTTTCAAATCTACCGTTATTTGATCATAATCTGTTCTAAAAGATGCCTTAATTTTATCATCAGCCTCGATAAAATATAAATTTGAAGTTGTTCCAATTCCAGTTTTTATTCCAATAGTATTTGCACTAGTTTTTACAGCATACAATGTAGCAAAGTCCTCTAAATCTATGTTAGAGGAATCACTAGGAGATATCTTAACTTCAATAGCACTACTAGGACCATCATAAACAATTTTTTGATTGGTTGTGAATGGATGATTTTCTAGATAAATTTCTTGAACAGGAATATTACGTGTTATTGGTGTACCTGCCCGAGTAAAAGAAACTTTGTTCGTAGTTCCTACAGTAGTTCCAATTCCTACAGATTGAGATGGATTAAAATAAACTTTTTCATTAACTATAGAATCATTAATACCAAATAATGATGTTGGAATATCAATATCAACCGTAAAATCTTTTTGGGTATATGATAAAATAGTTCCCTTTGGATGTTCAAGTCCTGTAAGAGTTCTTTGTACCGTAAGAATGTTACTGTCCCGATAAGCATTCAACACCGTACAAGTTTCTGTTCCTATTGACACTACACTATCTGCAGAAACATATGATGGTATAAAGGAAACTAAAATATCTGAAGATATGGGTGTACTTACATCAGAAACTGAAGACACTGTTGATAAACATCTAGTATTTGATAAAGGAAGAACATTTATTTTTGAAGATACTTGAAGATCTGCAACAGATGTCGATGATATCCCACTAAAAGAAATGATATCATTATCATTGAAAGGATGACTTGTTGATACAGAAACTCTTATTTTTCCACCTTCATTAACTGCAACAGCATTCGTAATATTAGTCTCTGTCGTTGTTACATCTACTATATCTTTTCCTTTTACAGCAAAAATCTTTGCAGATATTCCGGATCCATTAGTGTCTGAATTGTCAAATTTTAAAATTTGATTTACTTTGTATCCAGTTCCTCCATCATTAATATTAAAAGATTCTATTGAACCTGACGATGTAGATACTATTTCAATTCTATGTTCTTTTTCTATAGTATTTCTAATAAAATTATTTTCTGATGAAGAATCGAATAATTTATATGGAAAAGTATTTCTCTTTAAATTTGAATTATTGAAATCAAATGTTTGATCAATATCATCAAAGTTTTCTTTTTCTGGAGATGAATAATATTTATCGCCGATAAAATAAGGAAATACTCCTTTTCCATTTCCATCTAATAATGCATGATATGCATATACACCATTAGGAAAATCACTGTTTTTCTCAAATCTACCATTATATTCATCTAAATCTCCACTATTGTCGTATGTATAATCCTCGACAAAAAATCCTTCTGGGAATATACTTGTAGAGGGACGATCTTCTACTAAATTACTATTCTTGGTGTATCCTGATGTTAAAATTTCTGCAACGCTAGATTCATTAGGATTTTTAGATCCATAAGGTCCGTAAATTGGATTTCCATCATATGCCCATCCAATAATTCCAGATATTTTACTTGAATTATCTAAGAAAATATTATCTTCATAGTTAAGAACAGAATAATTTAATGCTGTTTCTTTTTTATTTTCTGAAAGTACTTTACTATCAAAAATTAAATCATTATCAACATCAAAATTACCGCCATTTACCACAGTTAAAGATCTAACATTAGCATCAAATACTTGATTTTTGCCCGAAGAAGTAACATCTATAAAGGATTGTGTCTCCGAATATCCTGCTCCAGCATTAATAACCTTTACATCAACTAATCGTTGATTTTCTATAACTGGACGTAAAACACAACCAGTTCCAGAATTAGTGGGATCAATAATATTTAAATTGGGAATTGAGTAGTACTCTGCACCACCATATTCAACATTAACTCTTTGAACTTGTCCACCTACAATAATTGGTCTAACTCTGGCATCTCTGCCATTCTTTACACTTATTGTTGGTTTTCTTTCATAGTTTTTTATTGTAGATCCATATTTTGTTCCTGCTTCATATAAATGAACTCTGTCTATTGATCCTTTTACAACGGGAGTTAAAGTAATAGATTGTGTGCTAGTTGTGCCTAATCCAACAGTTACAACATTTGCAAAGGATTTTATATCTGGATACTTAAATGTTTGATATCCTGTTCCAGTATTATCAAATTCAATATAATTTTTCTTCTCATAATTTGTTGATACGGTTCCTCCAATGCCAGCATCACATACTCTAAAAGAATTATCAGTTATCTTTAAAACATAATATTGATTATTAATATTTAAATTTGTGATTGTTGTTCCAGATGACGAATACTCTACTATTTCACCACTACTAAATCCATGATTGTTGAAATTAATTGTATTCGTTATTGTTGATATTCCTGAAGGAGAAACTTGTAATTTATTATTGTAAAATACTCCACCATCTAATACATTAATTTGTTTTAATAAGTTATAAGGTCCTACTTTAATTTTATGAATACCAGATGTGTTAGTTCCATTGAAGTTGATTTCATTAGTATTACCATTTAAATCCGAGAGAGTTGGAAAAAGTTTTATTGTTTTATTGTTTAAAACCTTAGCAAAATATCTTCCATCACTCACTAAAGTTGAAGAACCTGCACCAACTCCCAAAGGATTATTTAAATTTGAATCATAAACTACCTCTTGACCATCTTCTAAACCATGATCGTCATCAAATAAAATTCTATTATTTGATAACGTAATTTTACCCCCATTGTTGTCAGATCTGGCATCAAATGGAAGTTCTACAAATCTTTTTTGTATAATAGGAACAACAGATATATTTGTCCCATTACCTCCAGTAACTCCTATAGAAATTACTTGATTAACATTGTAATTAAACTCATCAATTAAAATATCTGTTAAAGTTCCTTTTAATACTGGTTGAGCAAGAGCTCTTGTTCCAGAACTCTCAGATACTACCAATTCAGGGGGATTTGTAACATCAAAATCCTCACCACCATTTAAAACTTCAATACTATTGAGTTTTCCGTAATAAACTTTATCTAGTGATTTATAACTATCAATTTCAACACCATTTATCAACATTCCTATTCCACCATGTTTTATGGGGGATGGATTTTTATCAAAGTTTGAAACTAATGGGAATTTTTTTAATAATTTTTGAGAATCAATAATATTAGTTCTTTGGGAGTATAGTGTGAAAACATGACCCAAATCATTTGAAATTGGAGCTAAAAATTCTAATTTTCCACCAGAATTAATTGCTGACAAAGAAGCATACAATTCAACTGTATTTGAAGATATCTTCTTAATATAATATACACCCCCGGTTAAACCCAATAAAGGATCTCCTTCAGGGGAATATAATACTTTATCTCCAGTTGTAAATTTTGTTGGGTTTGAAGTAAATTTAATTTGTGTATATTTTTCATTATCATTAAATCCACCTAAAGTATCGGATGCTAAAGGAGTTGGTAATGATTCCTGAACCACTTCAACACTTAAATTTTCCCTATATTCATTGCTACCATTAAATTCAGATGGTAATGAATTTGAGGCAACATAAAAATCTCTGCTACTTTCATCAAAATAAACATTTTGAACATCAGAAGTAATTACAGAATTTCCGTACTTTAATAATGTTTTTTCCGATTCCGTTTTTACTTTATTAAGAACTCGTCTTAAGTTATAATTTTGAGCATCATCGGGTGTGAAAGCAAAATTACTTAAAATTACACTATTATTTTGTACATCTATTGCGGTAATAATTGGATATTGGTCGTTATTGTTAGTAGGAAATACTCTATTTTTTGCGAATCTATCAATAATTTCAACATTATCTCCTATTTTAAGACTTGAGCGATCAATTAAACTACTTAATTGAACGGTTTGATTATTAAAAGATATGATTTGATAAGTCGAACTAGTGTTGTATATCCAAGAATTAGCAAAAATTTCTTTTTTACTTTTATTGCTCTCTGGATTTTCAATCTTTATACCATAATTTTTTATTTTTAATACATCTCCCTCATCAATATCTAAATTACCATCTTGAACAAAGTCATTTAATACACCAACAAAAATTAAATCTACTCTTTTACTGGTATCTCCATCTTCATATCCAAAATATAATTGATTACTTCTTACGATATCACTTTTTTCAATTGTACTTTCTATTCCCGTACAACCTAAAAATTGATTAATCGTTTTATCGGTATAAGTGATAGTATTATTGCCGGAAACTATTGTTCCACTATCAGAAAATCCTATTGTAGAATCTACTGTTATTACATTTGAACCAGCGGCAGATTCCTCAACAGATTTACTATTTGGTGTAATTTTAAATACACCTTTGATGTCGGAACTTTCATCATATCCAATAAACAGGTCAATCTGATATAAAACTTCATTATCAGTTACAACTGCTTGTATATCAGATACTGATGCTTCAATAGAAGAGTTATCCTTAAATATTGATTGACCCTTTATCTTTAAAGGGTTTCCAGAGACCAATCTGGCTAAGGCAACTTGTCTTCTTTTAAATTTTGCAACAGAAGGTTTGAGTATTAGTTCTTCTAAATTTATTACTTTTGGATCTCTGCCGTAAAGAACATTATATAAAATTCTAAAAGATTCATCTGTACCTTTGGAAATATAAAATGACTTTATTTCTTTTAAAAAATTTCCTACATTTAAAGAAGATGTAAAATCTTTGCCTTCTAATCCTGGCGCAAATGTAAATTTGAATTTATTGTAAAAATCTTTTAAAAATAATGAACTAAGATTTGTAACTGAAGATCCGCTACTATGTGATGTCGCAGATGATGAAGAAAATACTAATTCTTCTTGATTTAAATCTTGATGATAATCAGTAATACCACTAAATCCACGAATACAACCAGTAAAACTTGTTGATGTTATTCCGGTGTATGTAATGATCTCATCATCTATTTTTAACAATCCATATTCATCAGGATATCCTTTAGTTCCACCACTGACTGTTATTGTAGTTTCTGTCGATGATATATCAGAAGACAGGGTAGTTATACCAACTATAACTTCTGATACTAAAGTATCAAGATTTAAGTACTGATCTAAATTTTCTGCAATATCAACGGGACCACTTTGATATTCTTGAGAAATATAATATTGTTTTAAGAAATCTACTGTTTTTGGACTTTCGTCTACAATAAATCTAGGAAGTTGATTTCCTAAGATGTCTTGAACTTTAATCCTTGTTTCAAGGTATGAATCTTTCATATTACTGTCTTACTAATTTCCCGTTGTAATAACTTGAAGTATAAGATGATTTTATAAATTCTACTCCAGAAACTTCTACTCCTGAAGAAATAACATCCCTAATCATATTTATTCTGCTTTTTGGAACATTTAAATTTAGATATAGATCTCTGAGACCAACAACATCATTAGACTCTGGAACTGCCTCTACTTCTATCACATTATCAGGTTTATCTGTAGATGTAATATAAATGGTTTCTAATTGTATTTCCCCTTTAATATAATCAATTGTTCCTGCATTTCTTTTTACATCAACAACCTCACTGTTATCGGCATCTTGTTTTACAATTGACAAAACTCCTGTTTTGTATCCTGCATTTGGTCTATCAGTGAGATAAACTTTTGAGGATTCTCCCAATATATTAAATCCAGTAGATTTGATATTATAACCATCCGGTTTTACATGAAATTGATTTCCATAACACAATTCATATTGTGCATTTTGATTTAGGGTTGCATTCAAATTCCTTCTAATTATAACCTTTGTAATATTAGATGTAATTGCATTTCTATCAACAGAATCTATAATCTGCTGTGTTTTACTATATTTAAATCTACCACCAAATTTATTTAAATTAACTGATTTTGAATGTTGTGTCAGAGTATTAATAATTTTTGATTTTAATTCTTCAACATTTGAAACAAATGAATCCGTATAATAAACACTTGATTCTAATTCAATAAAAAGTAATTTTAAGTCTACTATTTTTTGATTGATACCAGATACGGAATATTGTCTCAACTTTGATAATATCTGATTCTTATTAAAATCTGATATGTAATTAGCACCTCTGGGTTTAATACTGATCAGAACATTACCATATTGAGGTGGATCCATTTCTTCTCCACCAACAACAGAAAGAGACTCGGTATCTGGATAAATTCTCTTAATTATAGATTCATAATCTTTTGCCGTAACAGCTCTATTCTGAGATGAATATGATAATGGAGCAAAATAACGAATTGAATCTAATGGTTCTATATCGGCACCATTTTGGGACTTGATACTATCAATAGTTAATGTGGGAGAAGGAAATGTAAGAGTATTAGATTCATCCTTTATGGTTCCCGCAAAAGAAAACTGAGAAACATCATTTCCATCTTCACCATCTGTTATCAAGTACTTTACTGTAATTATATTACCATCATCTCCCGATTCCGTTCCGAGTTTTTTACCAAAAATCCCATCACCAAATCTTAATTCATATTTTTGATCATCAATTTCTCTAACAAAATAAACTCTAGAATTTTTATCAACATCAATAATATTATCAATCTGTTTATATTCAGTACCATCACCATCATCACCACTTCTCTTTATATAAACTTTTATTGTTTCTGTATCAATAAAAGAATTTTCAAGAACAAACCTTTGATTTACTGAAGCATCAAATGTAAATGTTTTTGTGAGGAAAGTTCCTTGGTATATGTCAATAGAATTGAAAGAAACCGTACTTCCGTTTATAATTCCGGTTATTGGTTCTATAGTAGAAAAAATATAAGAAGTATTGCTAATACTACCCGTACATACAATTCCTGGTTGAAGAACTACATTGATAAAATCCGAATCATTATCTGGAGTAACACTAAATGATATCGTAGCCTTTGATGCCTTCCTGGAACGAGGCAGATATCCTATATTAGATGCCAAAGAAACCACGTTTCTTCTTACTGTTGCAGAATCTAAGAAGGATTCATTAACTGCCATGTTAGTATTAAAGGCAGTTATGTATGTATTATATGCTAGAGTATCAATCAATACTGAAAAATTAGACCCTTCAAAGTCAAAATCCGAAAAATTTGAATTTGAACGTAGATAATCCTTGATGGATGTTTTTATTTGATCAAAATCTAGATTAGAAAATTTAGTGAAAGGCATTTTAGTATCTCGTTGCCTCTAATAGAAACGTATATTCTTGTGTTGGAAATGATTGTCCGATAATATCATATGAAATTGTAACCTCAAAAGTGTTTTCATCCGGTGATGGAAAGACATCTACACCAATATTATTCACTCTTGGTTCAAAATTTTCAATTGATGTTTGAATTTGTTGTTGAATAATCGATGCAGTTCCAAAATCAACAAATTCAAACAAACTACCATAGACATCGGACCCAAATAATGAATTAAAAAACTTTTCTGTAGGTATTGTAAGCACAATATTTTTTACAGAACGGCGAATTGCCGATTCATTCTTTAATATGGGAAAATCTTTCGTAATTGGATGAGGTTCAAATGACAAACTTATGTCCTTAAACGCTCTTGATGTTCGTTTAACCGCCATCGAACAGAGTTTTTATTTATTTATACCCTCATTTTGAGTATTTTCTTGCTCTTTTGCCGTTTTCCAAAAATAATTCTCATC